ACGATGAAACGCTGATGGATTTGATTTCCGGTGCAGTGGGTGAAGGTCTTGCTCTTAAGTTTATGGCACACCGAAAAGTGTCTAGCAAACTGCCTAAGCCAGAAGATATTTTGGCCGGTAAAGTTAAGAAATTAGATTCCAAAATTGAAATTTCTGCTATGTATTCTTTGACTGTGTCTATGTGCTACGAGTTGAAAGATGCAACCGAAAAGCAAGACAAGAAATTTGACGAGAAGGTTAATAACTTCTTCCGTTTTATGATGGATAATTTTGAAACTGAATTGGTTGTTATGGGCACCAAACTTGCACTTACCCAATATCAACTTCCGTTAGATCCAGACGAAATCGAGTGTTTCGATGAGTTCCACGAAAAGTTTGGTAAGTACATCGCGGCCGCTCAGGACAAGCGATAACCAAAATAGAGGTGCAGAGATGCACCTCTAACCTTGACAAAGTATAGAAGTGACTGTATAATATAAACATACAGTAAAGAAACGGAGCATAAATGTCACATTCACTAGATCCAATTATCGACAAGATTGTTGTAGCACGAGTTGGTTTGCTATTACGTCATCCATTTTTTGGCAATATGGCTACTCGCATGAAACTTGTCGATGCAAGCGATTGGTTGCCCACTGCCGCAACAGACTTCCGTAATTTTTACTTTAACAGAGAGTTCTTCGAAAAGATGACTCCTAGACAAGTTGAATTCGTTGTAGCACACGAAATTTTGCATTGTGTTTATGACCATATGATGCGTGTAGAAAGTCGCGATAAGAAAGTTTGGAATATTGCCGCTGACTATTGCGTAAACGGTTTGCTAAAACGCGAACGTATCGGAGACGATCCTCCAGTTAAATTTTTCTATGACCGCAAGTATGACGGTTGGAGTGCGGAACAAGTGTATGACGAAATCTATAGCAAATACGACGATGAACAATTAGCCGCACTTGGCGAACTGTTGGACGAACATTTGGATCCGGATAAAGACGGCGACGGCAAAGGTCCAAAATATAGTAAAGAAGAATTGAAAAAGATTCGCGACGAAATCAAAGAAGCAATGATTCAAGCCGCACAGGCCGCAGGCGCAGGTAATGTGCCTGGTGATATTGCTCGTATGATTAAGGAAATGACTGAACCAAAGATGAACTGGCGTGAACTGTTACGTCAGCAAATCCAGAGCACAATTAAAAACGACTTTAGTTGGGCTCGTCCAAGTCGCAAAGGTCAAATGACTGGCGCAATTTTGCCTGGTTGTAATTTTGATACTAGCATCGATATTTGTGTATCTTTGGATATGTCTGGTAGTATTACTGATGCTATGGGTTCAGACTTCCTAGGCGAAATTAAAGGCATTATGGAAGAGTTTAAAGACTTCAACATTAAAATCTGGTGCTTTGACACTAAGGTATATAATGAACAAGACTTTAACGGATATACTTCTGAAGAAATTGGCGAGTATGAATTAATGGGCGGTGGCGGCACTGACTTTGATTGTAACTGGGAATACATGAAAGAACATGACATTAACCCTAAGAAGTTTATCATGTTCACAGACGGTTATCCTTGGGACAGTTGGGGTGATGAAGATTACTGTGATACAATTTTTATTATTCACGGTAACGACACTATTGTTCCGCCATTTGGTACATACGCATACTACGAGTTTCCTGATAAGAAATAATGGCAAATAATGCTAAAATAAATCCACTTAATGTGTTAGGCTGTAGGGAGGTGCAGGATCCGCCTCCCTATTTCCATTACTACTATTTGGATCTAAAATATAATATTGTAGCATCCGTTAAGGATTGGATTTACGAAAATCTTAAACACCGATTTTATATTGGCGAGTGTTTAGTGTTAGAAAATAATCAATATCAAACCAAAATTAAAGTTGGTTTTGAAGAGCCAAAAGAAGCCAGTTTCTTTTTACTGGCGTGTTCACATTTAAAGTATCTAAATAATTAACTGCATATATAATAATACAAAGGAGTATAATTATGACCGAAAAAACCGAAACTCAAGAAGTAGCACAACAACCTGCGCCAGCAGAAGCGCAACAATCAGTAGACTTAAATGTTCAAGATTTAAACCTACTAAGAAGCATCATCGACCTTGCGGCACAGCGTGGTGCATTTAAACCTGGCGAAATGGCGGCCGTGGGCGGAGTTTATAACAAACTCAATGGATTTTTAGAGGGCGTTGCTAAACAAGGACAACAACAAAATGGTTAATTTAAAACACGTAGGACGCATTAAAGCAAACGGACGTAAAGTTATCGTTGCTTATAGAACACTACCCGGTGAAAGTGATGCCGCACTAGTTATCGATACTGCTAGTTTATCTGATGATCAACATGATTCTCTTATTAAATTAGTCGAAAGCCCAGCAGGACAAAGTGCATACGAATTTGCAGAAGCAATGGCTCGTACAAATTTCCCAGACGGTAGTATCATGCTTGCCAATTTGCATTTTAATAGCAAATTGCTTAAAGTTAAAACATCTGAAATTGAAATGATTCCAACGATGCAGTCGACTATTAGTTTAGATCAACTTAATCAAATCATTGCAGAGCAAAGAGGCATTAGTGTTAATGACTTAGCACTGGGCAATGGATCCCAAGCCACTGAAGTTGCTACTGTAAAAGACATTACAGAAACTACTAAGACAGATGTTGTAGCCGAAAGCCAAGTTGCAAAAATTAATGAGCAACCTTTATCTGACGAGGACCTAGCAAAGTCTTATCGAAGCCAAGCAGATCGTTTGAGCAAAGAAGCCGCTGAACTTCGTCGTCAAGCAGAAGCACTGGTACCGACTAAGAAGAAGGCTACTGCTGAAGCGTGAAGAAAAAATCTCTGCCAAAAGATGTTGTAGATCAATGGCCAGAGGTTTTTAGCGATGTAGATGTAAAAGCAATACCTATCCCATATTTGTATTCGATGAGAATCATCTTCAAAGATGGGAAGGTATGGGATATTAACATCGACGATCACGCTAGAAAAAACAGCATAGACGATCTTGAAGCACATCTTTCTGAACTAATCACAACCTATGAGGATTCTATTGAACATATAGACTTCAGGTTAGACGTTGAGCGTGTGAAGAAAGATGTAATGAAACAAACAAAGAGTTTTCTTAAAAAACCAAAAAAATAAATTATGATAGCGGCTTTATTTGCAGTAGATGATATAGGTGGTATGGGGTGGAAAGGGTCGTTACCGTGGCCTAGTAACAAGGACGATATGAAATGGTTTAAATCCGTTACACAAAATCAAGTCGTTGTTATGGGTCGTAAGACTTGGGAAAGTCCCGATATGCCTAGCCCATTACCTGGACGATTAAATGTTCTTTTTACTAACAAGTTTTTAGAACGTGAAGATATAGAACAAATTCGCGGCGATGCCTGCGAAGCATTAAAAAGTTTAAAACAGACAAATAGACGCAAAAACATATTTGTAATCGGTGGACCAAATTTACTATTACAAAGCAAACCAGTTTTAGATAAAGTTTACTTAACTAGAATACAAGGCGAATACTTAAACGATACTAGTATAGATTTAACAGAGTTCTTAGATGGTATGAAATTACATCAAACTGTTAACTTAGGAACCTGTATAGTAGAAGAATATCACAATGAAACAATATCACGAAGCACTAAAACAAATACTAGAAAACGGAAAGAACAAGACTGATAGGACGGGTGTAGGTACTCGTAGCGTGTTTGGTTATCAAATGCGTTTTAATCTGCAAGAAGGTTTTCCCGCAGTTACTACTAAGAAGCTCGCTTGGCGAGCAGTAGTTTCGGAACTTCTTTGGTTTTTAGAAGGTAGCGGCGACGAACGCCGTCTTGCAGAAATCCTACATGGCACAAGAGACTCCAGTAAAAATACTATTTGGACTGCTAATGCAGAAGCAGATTACTGGAAACCAAAAGCAAAGTTCGAAGGCGATCTAGGTCGGGTTTACGGAGTACAATGGCGTCATTGGCAACGACCTTTTCTAAACTCCGACATCGATCAACTTGAGAATTTAATCGAAGGGATTAAGAAAGATCCAGGTAGTCGTAGACATATTATGACTGCATGGAATCCCGGAGAGCTCGATCAAATGGCATTACCGCCATGTCATATATTAAGTCAATTTAATGTTACTGACGGGTATCTAAGTTGTCAACTATATCAACGTAGTTGCGATATGTTCTTAGGTGTACCATTTAACATTGCCAGTTACAGTTTACTTACACATATTATTGCTAGAGAGTGTAATTTAAAAGTAGGCGATTTTGTATGGACTGGGGGAGACTGTCACATCTACAATAATCATATTGACGCAGTCAATGAACAACTAGCCCGCACCCCAAAGCAATTACCAACATTGTTTATTACAGTAGGAAAAAAAATCGCCGACTATGTAGTCGACGATTTTATGTTGGAAAACTATAATCCAGATCCTGCTATTAAAGCAGATATGGCTGTTTAAAGAATTAAACACTCCACTATTTTAATATCTATATTATCGTTTGATTCTAACGCAATGGCAAATACATCTGCGTTTGAGTGGAATTGACCTGCTATAGCAACACCGCCTTCACTAGCAATCATGCGATCACCTTTCTTAACACGGCCAGTTACTTTAACTGGAACACGACCTTTTAGTGCAACATATACGCCGCCTTCTAAGCCGCTGTTCATCATATAAGCAGGGTTACCAGATATTGCGCCGATTGCACGTGAGCCAAATGTACACGCAGTGACTTCTTTTTCGCCGCCTACCATTACAACTGTTCCAACTTCGTAATTGTTATCTGGAATATACTTTTCTGCCAAGTCAGCGTAACGTGCTGAAGTAGCAGTACCGCTAAACACGTTAGCAGTTAAATTACCACTACTATCTCGTCTAGCAATAGTATCGCCTGTCGCAGATGTTGAACTTGCATATCCGTTTAATTGTGCGGCTGATCCAGAAATGTTAATGTTCCATGTACCACTGGCGTCTCCACCTGTGCGTGTTGGAACGTCTAAGTTAGATCTAGCATTAGCGGCTGTGCTTGCACCAGAACCACCTCTTGCAATACTTAATACACCGCCTACACCAAACTGTGCATCAACATAGTTTTTTGTAGCGGCATGATTTAATGATGTTGGATCGCCATTTAAAGTCAAATAGCCAGTCATTGTACTACCGTCTATTCTAACTTTTGTATCGTCTTCGATAATAATATTTGTAGTACCATCAAAGTTTACACCGTTAATAGTTCTAATAGTTGCTAATTTAGTAGCACTAGTAGCGTTACCATTAAATGTATTTGCTGTTAAATTACCACTGCTGTCGCGAGCGGCAATAGTATTAACACCTGCACTTGTGCTGGCTACACGATAAACTCCTGCTTCTACTTGAAGTGCATTTGCATTATCTGCAATACCGTAGAAGTTTGTAGCATAAACTTCTTTCCATTTTTTAAGACTAGTACCGATACTAAATGTGTTATCAACACCTGGTTCAAGTTTAGTTGCATTAATTGTTAATGGGTTCTTAACATCTGAACCGTCTCTAACTCTAAAATAAACTCTGGGACCTGTAGTATTTTGAATTACTGGCTCTGTACCTGTTTCAATGAATACTGCCAGGTCGTTACTGTCGCCTACGGTATAGCCTAAATCGCTAAAACGAACTGTGGCTGTAAAGTTTGAACTACCTGAACGTACATAATCTGATGCTAGGAATCCGCCTAGTCGTAATGCGTTACTAGATGTACCCCAATATAAGTATGTTGGAGTTCCGCTGACACCGGTTGTATCGTCTACTTCTTGTAGTGTTAAACCTTTCTTAATTAGATTAAAACCAACAATAATAGAATCAGGGTCGCTAGTATCTAGTGTAAATTCTTCTCTAGAAGTAATATAAACAGGAATATCATTAATATTAGCAATAATGATAGAATAAGTTTGAGGAGTTGTACTGCCTACAGGGAATCCACGAACTTGCTTAGAAACCATTTGCGTTACGCCAGCACCAGCACTTTGAGGTCCGATTGCTAGCCAACTATCTCCGTTTCTTACTTTAAGTTGATCTCGATTTACATCAAACCAAAAATCACCGTTGTTAGGATAACTTGGTTCTGTGCTGCCGTATTCTGCTCCGCCAATTTGCTTCCATTGCTTTACAGCACCGACTATATCGCCTGTATAAATCTTTAACTTTTTATTACCGCTATCGTACCATAACTGTCCACGTACTGCGTTTGCTGGACTTGTTCCGCTTGCGAAATTCTCCAACATGAATACTGTGTTTTCGTTCTGAATTTCACCGTAGCCGGCATAATTTTTACCGATTAACTTAATGTCTAAACTTTGATTGACGGTACCGTCTTCGATTACTGCAATCGCTGTTCCGTCCCATCGGTTTATTGTGTACGCCATTCTTATAACCCCTAATATATGTTATTTATCGCTGCCTGCTTATTTGAAGTCTGTGCTTAATAAGGTGCATTGATATCGCTCTCAAATCCCCATTGTCCTGGAGTAGGTGTTAAACCACCGCCCATAACAAATAATTTATCCTGTCTAACTACGCTAATTGACACGCTAGGACCAGTAATAGTTTGTCCTACTGCTAGGTCGCTTACAACTGCTTGATTTTCTGAACCGCCTGCTTTATCAACTAAAATAGTCTGGAACTCTACGCCCACTGTAGGACTGTATGTAATATTTCCTGAAGACGCTGATAGTGTAGTTGCATGTAAACGAAGTCTAGTACCGTCTTTGGCTACACCTTCTGGCGCTGTTATTGGATCATAATACGGAGCAATAGTATCTAAAATTGTAGCAATTTGGTTGTTTGATAATCCAGTTACGTCCATGCTCATAGAAAGACCGCGGTCAAACACACGAGCATCTGTATAATTTTTAGTAGCCGCATCCTGTTCATCTACAGGATCTGCTAGGTCAACAATTCTTTTACTGCTAATTGCAACGTTATCTGCAGGATTTAAAATTAAATTATTTGCAGAGGTACTAATAGTTGTATTATTGATATAGGTAGCATCATCAACGTTAAGAGTTTGTAGTGCTCCTAATGTTTGTAAACTAGAATATAACACACCTGCGCCCAGGGTATTGTTAGACAGTACAGAAACATTGTTAACTCTATAAGAGTTTCCTGTTGTTAAATTCCAATTAAGATTAGAACTCCAACTTACAGTTGCTAAATCATACAAGATACTTTTATCAGTAGTTCCTTGTAATATAATACCACCGCCATCGGCTGACGAATCTGTAGGTGTGCTAAGTGTTTTACCTAAAACTATGTTTTTATCTTCAACTTCAAGTACTGTAGTGTTTAATGTTACAGTATCTCCTCCAACAAATAAGTCCCCTGCAACTTTTAAATTGCCGTTGATGTCCATAGTCGATGTTGGAATTTCTTGGAAAATACCAACTCTTGAATTCACTGAATCTATAGTAATGGCTTCAATAGTACCTGTTGGTGATTTAATTTTAATACCAATATCTTGTCCTGTAAGTTTGTGCTCAATGGTAAATTTTCCGCCATCAACTTTTAAATCAACGTCTTCTGAAGAACCTATGATTAACCCTGCATCTGATTGTAGTGTTAAACTACCAACAATAACCTGATCTTCGTCGTTATAGACAATTTGTTCTGCTGATTTTAAATCACCTACTGCTGTTAAAATATTTTCAGCACGAGTCACAATAGCATCAAATTTCATGTCTGTTAACGAACCAGCATTAAATCCAACTTGAATATCTTTGATTCCTTCTGCATATCCAACAATTGGCTGTGCAGGTGTAAATGCATCTTTACTAAACAACCCTAGTAAAGTGCTGGCCACATATAATTTTGCAACTGTATGGCCTCTATTAAAGTTGTCCAGTACTGTTTCTACTACAAATCCTGTAGTACCTTGAATATTGTTGTATATAGGACCAGCAAGTGTTAAGTCAGTGCCATCATAAAACCATAACTGATTAGTTTCATTGTTGATCCACAAATCTCCTGCAACTAAATTAGTTGGTTCTCTGTTACTAACAATAGGACCACCGGCTGCTCTAAAGTCGCTGCCGTCATATACATTTAATCTTCCACTACCAGTATCGTACCACAACTGCCCTTTTAATGCCGATTCTGGTGCGCTAGAACTAGCAAAGTTTTCTAGCAACTTTACCAAGTTCTCATTGTATGCTTCTCCAAATGCTGTAACGTTTTTACCAATTAACGTTAGTGATGTTGTGCTGGTATCAAACGTACCGTCTGGGATATCTGTTAATTGATTGCCGTCAGTTTTGTTAATTCTATATGTCATAGTACGTTTCGTCCAGTATTAATAATGTAGTTCAATGTTAAGTATGGATTCATAACATTGAATTGTGATTGTATAGATTCGCCGCCAGCAGTTTTTGGATATCCTAAAATGCCACCAGAGTCTGACATGTATTGTCCTCGGGCTGTAGTAGTAGAACCTTCTCCGCTAATAGCATTAGTATCAGTTGGATCTCCTGGAACGTTTCTAAACGCATAGTATTTGTTTTCATCGTCGCCGATTAAATCGTGTACGTGATCTGGTATTTCAGAAGTGTCAATTAACTTCTTCTCAACGCCGCCGCCTTGGCCAACAATATCAGCAGTTGCATCTGTTACTCTATTTGCGGCGCCGCCGCCTGTGCTAATTTGCTGTGTTGGATCTAATTTGCTTGGAACTGTAATACCATTATTCATACTATCCATAGCAAGAGCCATTCTGCCTCGCATATCTGGAAGTTTGAAAGTACCAAGTCCTAATAATGTAGTAATGTCGCCGAACTGATATCCTATGATATCAAACAATTCTGGGTAGCTCGATATTAATACTTCTGAACCGTCGCAGAATAGCCATCCTGTAGGTGCAACTAAACCAGCAAATGGTAGCACTACTCCGCAAGGTGTTACAGGTATTGCTGTCCACAGACTTTGTTTTGTAATCTTTTTAAGACCTTCTGCTCCACGCTGTACAACAAATTCATCACCTTCTTGAATACTTGTAACTTCTGGTTTATCTGCAATAAAGGTTTCGCTTAATTGTGTGTAAAAACGTTTTCTATTTCCTGATAACCCAAATCTTGAAACAGCACCTGCCGATGTTTGTGGGCCAGTTTGTGTACTAGCATACTTAACATAGTCTAGTCCACCGTCTGTAACTGTGTAAGTTCCGCGATATCCTGTTGGAGCAACACCAGATACTACAATAGTAGATCCTGTTGGATACGGAGCAACTGTCTGTGCCACAAATGTCAATGTTGCTTCTGTGCCTGTACCTGATGCTGTTAGAGTATTAAGTGTCGGAGTACCTGTTTGTCCATCAAATTCAACTTCGTTAGATGTAATGTCACCGTCTAAGTCAAAGATTGTTGGAGATGCTAGTTTAGTAGACGATCCGCTGGCATTACCAGTTAACGAACCAAACACGTTTCCATAAAATTCACCGTCAAAGCGTGAACTCCAAATTCTTTGAAACTTTTTATCTACAGTACCAATATCTGCACCTAAGTTTACGTCTGGTAAAATAACACCAGATACTGTTACTGTATTTGTATTGTCTGTACCAAACGATACATCACCTGCAATATCTAATGCGCCTGTTACTGTAAGTCCGCCGCCAAATGTAGCACTACCGTCTGCGGTAATGTTACCGGATGCGTTAAAGTCTCCGCCTACATCTAAGTCAGTCTGTGGGTTAATATTATTAATACCAACACGCTCTGAACTGTCAACACGAACAACTGTACGGATAGCACCGTTGTTGTTCATACGAATATCTAAGTTACTACCAGATGTTTTGTGAAAAATTACACCTGCGGCACCGTCAATACCTAAATTTAACTGAGTATCTTCACCGATTGCAATACCGCCTGCATTTCTAACGTTGATTGGAAATGTTGTATTACTAGTTGCATCGCCTCTTAGGAAGTTTGATGCAGAAACTGTAGTGGTACCTACTAACAGCGCCGCTGCCTTTTCAGCAGTACCCCAATATGTATTGTAGTTAGAGTTTAAATTAACACCTGCTTTGATTGTTTGAAAGCCTGTGATTAAAGTTTTTGGTGTAAACGCTGTTTTACTAATAATACAAACACGCTCACCATTAATATAGTTAGAAACCACTGGCTGAGCGTTGCTTAATGTGTCTTCGATAAACTCTGGTTCAGCACCAGTACGAGCACCTTCACTAAATCTTGGACCAACTAAGATCCAACCTGAACCTGTGTATAGGTATAATTGTTGTGTATCGGTGTTTACCCATAGGTCTCCTGGTAAACTAGTTGCCAATTCTGGCTCAACGTTGCCTTTCTTTAAACCGCCAGCACTAGACCAACTAGTACCGTCCCACACTTTTAGTTGGTTAACACCAGCAGTATTATCGTACCATAATTGTCCTTCTATTGGATTTGTTGGTGCGCTGTCGTTAGCAAAATTTTCTAATAAGTGTAAAAAGTTTTCTGCAATAATTGTGCCATAACCAGTAACATTACGACCTGGAAATTGTAACGATGTTGAATCATTAATGGTATTATCTTCTACCGTTAATGCTGGTTTGTCTAAATTTGTTGAATCTGTATATCTAACTTGGTATGACATAATTAAGCCTCATTAAAACCGGTTAAGCTCTGTACTCTAACTGTGTAGTCTATTTGAATTAAACGGTTTAAACTCTTTTGTACAGGGTGGAAGATAACGTGTGTTAGTAAACGACCTGTTCCAGCAGGATCGTAACCTCTTAAACCTAGTTCATCAAACACATATTCGCCGTCTGTGTACGTGGCGTTGTCAAATGCGTCTTGATTGCTAGGCTCGCCGTAGTCTAATAAACAAGTGATTAAGATGTCTGTGTAGTTTGTACCAGTAACATGACGTGTTTCTATCTTATTTCTAGTTGGATCTAAATTATTTGTGCTTCTATCATCAACTACTTTAGTGTATGTTTCGTTGTATAAACTGGCATTAGACCCTGTGCTGTTAGGAGTAAGGTATGTAATAACTCCTGTTGGGTCCACCGAAGTGCCGCCATTGCCAAACACCATCTCATATATAAACCCTTTGCCTGCGTTTGCAAGACTTTCTGCCAGGGCTATACTCATATTTTCGTAGTGAATAGCGTTTTTCTTATCAATAAAGACTTCCTTAGTAGTTGGATCAAATATTTTTATATGTCCTTGTACTCGGATTCCTGAATTTTCGTTTGGTTTTGTTGTCATGTTAAAATCACCTGTATTCTATATTTATCGAGGCAAATTCGCAGTCTTTGCACGAACGAATTTTGCTTGGTCAGTTTGTGCATCAACAAGGCTCTGACCTTGTGCTACCCACGCTTGACCCACTTTCTTCTGTACAATAACTTTTGCGCCATTTGTTGGAGGCTCTGTTAAACGTACATAAGCACCCACATTCTTGTTTACTGCAAATTCTGCTTGTAATTGTTTGTCACCACTTGGGCTATCTGGGCCTAAACTTTCGTCCCATACTGATGTTGGATTTTTACGCAAGCGGCGGCCTGCTACAAACACTTCAATATCCAAACCTTCCCAGTATTCTAAAGGAATACTTGTATAGTCTAATACTGTACCTGTGCCTGAACCCACTGCTGTTGCTATAAATTCTGTACCAATTGTGTTAGAACTTGCGCCGATACTCATGTAATCTGTTGTACCAATGGTTTTAATCTTATAACCTCTTCCTACTTGAATATTTGCCACACTAATTTCGGCAGTTTCCTTATACCACTCACCAGTTTCTGCTGGGTTTCTTGTGGTAATAGTATTAACTATTGGGCTAAACGGTAACAAGATTTGTACATATTTTATAGCCGCTGGTGCTACGTAACTAGTTTGTGCCACTGTAACTGGTCCAACACTAAACGACGGATTTACTATTACTAAATCGTACGCACCAACTACTTCTGCTTGACTGATAAATGTCAATTCAGTACTACTTACATAAGTAGTGTTGCACTTAGCTCTCATATGAGAACCGGTCATTTCGCCAGTACTTACTGATAATGACACCGGACTGCCGTTTACTGTTTCGCTAACTGTAATATAATATTCTTCTGTAACTACATCCTGTCCATAAGTTAAAATATAATAAGAAATAGAAGAATCAATACCGCCAAAAACTGCGCCGCTGAATACAACTTCCTTGCCTACAAATAATCTATCGATGTTGCTAACAATTATTTCATTGGCAGAATTAACTTCTGTGGCTACAAATGTTGTTTTTAGTGTAGGGTCACCGATAACAACTTCAACGTTTTCCTTGAATCCAGTTCCTTTTACAGTCACAACTTGTCCGCCTAATGGGAACGCTGTAGTATTGTTAAAATTATACTTGACTGAAGTAACATTGATACCAAAACTGTTTTCATATATTTCAGATGCCTGTGAGTATCCGCCAGCAACTAAAACAACAGTTTCTGTTTCATCTTTATAAGGAACAGTTTGGTTTGTACTTGCATCAAGTACTGCTGTTCCTACTGGATGCACTTCAGGAACTCCAGTTCCTAGTGTACCTCTGCGTAGATATTTTAATGTATTTCCATCTTTTTCAAGATATTCTATACGCTCTTTATCAATTAGAACAATACCTGCTTGATTCTGACTACGCAATGGTTCAACTAAGCCGCTGGCATCTTCTAACACAATAGTTGTATCATAATAATTTAATGGCTGTGCTAATACTGCCGATGCTTCAGAATCTAATCTCTTATAGATTGTTCTGTTTAACATATCTTTGAATATTCTATAACCAAAAGGTCTACCAGTAGTTACATCGCTACTGAATACAATAAGGTCTATTACATCTGTAGATGTTAACACTCTGTTTCTATCAATTTGAATATAAGTTAAATTATCTTCTAAGATATAATCGATTTCAGGAGTTAACAATTCTCCGTTCAATGCTAACCAAATATACTGTGCGCCCAACGCAGGGTTTCTAAGTTGGATGCGTCCTGCTAATAATTGATTTAATCTATAGTAGTCGGTAGTTCCTACAGTCACAATACTTGCAGATGTAATATAATCACTATTACGTTCGATATCTAAAATATCGTGATTAGTAAATGTAGTAACTGCAAATTTATCGTTAACCGAGTAACTATCTACTAAGCGCAATTGAGCACCTGTTGAGTCTTCGTCAATGTAGTATTCTGCATTTTCTAAAATTACCAATGCAATTTTATCGCCAACTTTAGCAACTCCACGCTTAATTGTTAACTGATTGCTAGATGACTTCCAAGTAAATTGTCTTGAAATTGCTAGTTCGGTGCCGTTTAAGAAAACTCTAACCTTGTTTGCATCAATGGTATTAATAGCATAGTCAACTGTGCTTACTGTGTAAGTACGAACTGTTCCTACGACATCAAAATAAACAGTATCTGCCGGACGTAAAATTCTTCCAGCATATTCAACTAATACGTTATTATCAAACGGACGTAAGTTGGCCGGTGTATTTGTTAAACTATACACCTGACTTGTGCCGTCATAAACAACAGTTTCTGTTGAAACACGACTTACTGTGTTTAATGCTGTACCAATAATCGTGTAGTCGATAATTGCCGTATTGACTGGTGCTGTAGCAAATCTAATTCCAATGTTTCCAACTTCGCTGTAAGTATTATCTGTTACAAATGTTGTTACTGTGGCTGGTACACCGTTAACAGTAACTAGTGCAGAATAATCTCCATCCCAACGTGCTACTGTTACAAAATCTACAGAAACACCATCGCCAGTAAATGAATCGGAATCAAGAATGCTTGTACCGTTTTTGCTCATAGAAGTAATCACAACTTCACTGCCCACAGGCAAGTTAGTTGGGAACACAACTTTTTGCATAGCGTAATTTAGTGTATAATCTACATCTTGCTTTTTAATTAATCCGTTTAATTTAACAACTGCCGCTTGAGTGCTGTTTGGACGCTGTCCAATTAAGAACTCGTTTTCTGGCTCTGTTGTTATATAATGTCTTGTGACAATAATAGGTGTACCGTCTTCTACAGTATGGTAGACTGTAATTGCTACAGAGTCTACAACCTGTCCCGTAACTACTTCTTCCGGTGCATGGCTGTTAGTTGGTGTTACAAAATTGTCGCCGTCAAGATTGATGTCTTCTGCACGAATGCCTCGGGCAGTAGTATATGTAAAATCTCCGCCGCTGATTTCAGAGTCTAAATATTGCTGGTTTGGTCTAAAACTACCATCGCTGGTACTCTTACGGAAGATAATAGTATCTCCGCTGTTTACATCTACGTATGCAGGAATGACTATAGGAGTATCAGTGCTTCCGTCTCCTACAAATGTCTGCATCTGTGCATCTGGATTTGTAATTTCATCGGTTGCATTTAATGTTGCTAACTTTGCGGCAACATCAAGAGTTTTGTTAGCCACTTGTACTTGTTTGGCTGTTAGTAATGCTTCTGCATCGTCTAGTTCGCCTTGGGCAATGGTCAAGTCTGAAATTAACTGTGTTTCCTGTGCTTGATTTTCTGCCAATGTAGTTTGTAAAGCAAAGTATAAAGGATCGCTTGGGGAGGTAATTTCTAACTGTGCTTGTAAGTCAGCAATAACTGCCTGTGTATCAATAAGCTCTTGTGTTAGAGAATTAACTGTTATTTCTTTAGCGTCTTTATCTGCTTGTAGAGCAATCTCTTCAGCAGTATAAACTTCTAATAATGCGGCTGCGGTATTATATGCAGTTTCGGCACTGGTGTAAACGTCATAATTAATGTCATCAATTCTTACACCATTAATATAAACGTTAATCTGTTCTCCATCTGCAGGAATATATGGCAGATTATAAGAACGTGTTGTACCATCTGATACAACTAAAAAGTCTGTATAATCTTCATCGAAGTCGTCCCAGCCAGCAGTAAACCATGGAAGTCCGTCCCAACCAGAACTTATTTCAAATCCTAGCCCTGTAATTTCAACGCCGCCGTAGTCAACTCCAGACATTAACTGTCCTAGGTCTTTACCAATCTGTCCTGTTATTGGACTATAGTAATATTGAATTCTATCTGCGGCTGTAAGAAGTCTAATATCTTTAGTATAAGTTACAGTAATATTAGAACTGCCAACTTCTGCCGCAGTAGATAACTCTAATATACCAATATAACGTGTATATCCTAACGAAGTATCTTTCTTATTATAAACTGTAAAATCACTAGACAATAATTCTTCGTTAGATACTGTTACCGCAGTCTTGTTTGTTCTAATATCAATAGGCCAGTTTAACTGGAACAATGTTCTAGATCCTGTACCATCGAATGTCTGCGACATTGTAATAGAACTTACTTGATACTCCGGAATAATTCTGTCAAATTTAACACCAATGGTGTTTGTTCTTGTAACGCCTTCTCCAAGAATTGCTGTAGCCTTGGCTGTTACTCCGCTTGCGCCAACTGATCCGCTAATAACTATAGTAGGTGTAGTTAGGTAACCTTCTCCTTTAGTTTCTACTGCAATCTTTGTTACTGATCCTTGTGAAATATACGCTTTAGCAGTGGCTTTAGTTTTGCACACACCAACTACTTCAACAGCAGGTGCGGCTTGGTATCCTGAGCCACCGTCAACAACAACAATTTCTGTAACACGATATCCAGCATGATCTAACCAATCACTGTATGGTGCATTTAATATTGCAGATGAGTTATATGTAATTACAGAATTATTGACTTTTACATCAAACGGAAGAATTTTTCCTTCTTCAGTATCATAACGTGCTGGAAGGTCAAAGTCTGTAGTTCCTGTATATGTATTATCAGTTGCTGTGTAATTGCTGATAAATTCTCTAACTTTAGTTCTGTAAGGTTTTACTTCATTAATGTATTCTTCGTAACTAGCAAGATTGTCATTTTTATAATTAACTTTTTGTTTTAATTCGCCAAGGTTGTGTTGACTCTTAACGAACGAAGTCTTAAATGCCCAATCAACAAATGTTTGTTCTGAGAATACGTAACGCAGACTTGCAAAGAATAACTTATTATACTCTACTTCTAAATCGTCTATTAATAAATTATTTTTAATGACATCGAGAATAATTCTTAATTCTTCTTTTGGTTCGTCGTCGTATACATCGCCATCATAGGTAAAACTATCAAATCCAATATTACTATTTGTAAACTTGTACAAATTACTATTGAATTGGATTGTTCCGTTTTGACGACCTACTGTTGTGTAATTTAAAGAAATGTTATCTGTAACTAGTGTATTAATTCTTTCTAAAAGAATCCAACCACCAGATTTTTCATTTTTAATTTTTACTAAATCGCCTACAGCAATATCTATGAAACTCATTTCATATGAGAAGTCAACTAAATGGTCAACTTTAGTAAATGCGCTGTAGCCATCGGCATACCAGTCGGCATAATCCCAATGCTTGGTTACATCATAAATTTGAGTTTTTGATCTGAACCAGTCGCCTTTGACACTATCCCAAATGTATAAACTCCATTTATTAGCCGCTGTTTCATCATTGTTGACTAAAATTGTAAATGGTCTAATATACAATGTAGTAGAATCTAAATAATCTCGGCCAAAGTTATCAACTGTTACACCAGTAACTTCGCCAATAGTGTTAATCTTTGCTGTTAATTTTACGCCAGTGCCTGCACCATTAACTATAATTTCTGGAGCAATTTTATATCCACGGCCTGGATTTGTAACTACAACACGTACAATCTTTCCTGCTTCTACTACCGGAACAGCAGTGGCTTGAATAAATCCTGTAGAGCCAACAAAACGTATTTGACTTTGACTGTCGATTGCAATATCGTACTTTCCTGATAATTCAGTCGGAGGTTCTTCTTTAGAGTTTAATGCTGTAAAATCAAAGTCGTCAATAATTGCACGTTGTATTAATACAGAGTTAACACGCTCTATAAATTGTTTTAGAGCTTCAAGTCTGTTAACAAACATACCTTGACGAGGTTTGTTTAGAATACCGTATTTCAATTTAGCAGGCAATCTAGGATCTGGCACTTCTGCGCCGTTGATATCGTAACCGATTAAACTGTCAAACCATTTCTGTTCAACATACTTGTTAAGTTTTTTATTAGTGTTTCCTTCTGCTAATAACTGATAATGTGCATGAATATTGTTTTCAGTATTATTCACTGTCCAGTAACGAACATTTAGTGCAACATCTTTGCCTGTGATTAATCCTTTGCAGTTCACTAATGCAAATTGATTTTTACCTAATAAAGTAGCATACTGAATGCCCTGACCTTTAGGATTGGATATTAAATTTGCAACATCGCTGGCAGACGTTTTTCTAAAGGTAACGTCAGGTACTGTAGTTTTATTTTTAACCCAGAAATAATAAGTGTTGGTAAATGTTTTGCTTATAGTATCATATTTTTGTTTAATACTGTATGCAAGGTCGCCGTACTTAGATGTTCCGCTAATACCTAATGCTAGTCCAGTTTCAGTATCTGCTAACGAATCCCATTCGCTCGGTGTGTATTCAGATTCTACCCATTCGTAGATATCCACAGTGGAATCATTGTAGACATTATTCCAAGTGTTGGCTTTATATACAATAGATCCTTGTAGGGGATTAGCAAATTTAATAGTGCTGAGATCCCACCATAATTTACCAACATGAGGTGTTGTCCATCCCATTAGTAAATCTACTACTACAGATTCTACACCAACTGTATATATTGCTGGATCGTAGTATGTTTTGAATGTTAATTCTTGTTCAGCGATTCCTAAAATCTTTCCTGTAATTGGATCGATAAAATCTAAGTTGGCAACTACGCTGTTTGTTCTTGTATTATATAAGAACAATGATTTAATCTTAGATAAGTTAACACTAGGTTCCGGTTCGCGGAACTTAGTCCAAGATTTAGTGCTTCCAGAAAACTCATGGAATGATCCGTTAATCGATGTTTGATCGTTAATATAAATTTTTCTTGCTACAACAAACGCATCGCCGTAGTTAATTCCAGAAACTGCTGTTGGTTCTAATTCGTCGCCGATTAAGAACTTGGCGTCGTATTTTTCATAAACACGAACACTGCCAGTAAATTCTTGTTCTTCGATAAATGTAGTTACATTTAAATCAAATGTTGTTTCGCCGGAGTCAATTATTGTTTCAATTGTTTGACTACCACCGTAACTATAAATTACTAATCTATCATTGTCTAGATTAAATCTTACTCTATATCCAAATTTTTCACTGTCTTGGTTTAGCGGACTTGTAATAAAATCATCAGCAACGTATGTTGAAGCATTTAATTTGAATAGTGCAACTGCTCCTTGATTAGATGCTACGCCTGAATACCCTGGTACACCAACAGCAACAAAAGTTGAATCTTTTGTAATTGCTACAGATGTGCCAAAATTACTACCTGTTTCTAAAACTTCTAGTGATGTAAAATCGCTAACATTGATTTCTTGTACTGTTGTAAAGGCTGTTCCTGCTAAACGAACAACTAAAACAGATTCGTCATTTTTAGATATTGCTACAATATTGCTCGAACTAATATCTATGTCAGTTATACTAATACCTGTTGGTAGAGTTAGTGTTGCTAGGAAAGTGTTTGTTGTTAAGTTATACGCAGACACGGCTGCTGGAACTGAAGATCCATTGCCTTTAGAAACAATGTATAATACATTTCCATTTACCTGTATCTTCTGTCCAAAATATTGGAACTGTGTTGGTGTAGCACTTTGAATTACTCTTGTAAATTCGTAACTGCCGTAGATATTTTTTGTGTACTGTGCCACATAACCAATATCCACTTCTGTAATGATTGGAGGATCTGTTGGTAGAGCACCTGGTTCAGATGTAATACCGTAACGCGGTGCGCCTACAAATAAGTAAGATCCGTCGGCATTAAAGCATAAACTATCACCGAAACTTCCGTTAGTGTCGGTAAATGTTTCTGTCGATAATGGGAAAATAGAATCCTGGAACGCCCATCCAAATGTCGATGTAGGTCTGCTGTAGAACAAAACTGCATTTGTTGATGTTGCTGCCAATACTGTTTCTGTGTTATCAACCGCAATAACTTTTCCAAAATAATTTTCTTCACTAGTGATTTTTGTGCTAGTGTATGTTTTAGCAAACTTCCAGACACTCCAAGCATTGTTGACTCCGTCTGTCCATACTATTTCATTATTTTTCTTAGCAGAAACAGGCAAGGAATTTAAATCGTTAATTGACGATAGTCGTTGTGGAGTAAATTTAAACAAATTAATGTTTAAAAATAAATTAATTTCTGCAATTGCCGCAGTATCTAAATTAGCAGGCATGGTTATTTCAAACCAGTTTAAGCCTGTATCTAATACTTGTTTAATGCCTTCTAACGAAGCATTAGTATTATTAATTCCAATATAAGATCCAACTTCTATATCTACAGGTAGTTTAGTATTAAGAGTAATTCTTAAGTTAGTACCTTCTGATACACTCTTAACAGACTTAGCGAAATTAGTAAATCTATAAACATTCCAAGAACTGTTATCAAATCCTAACCAGAAATATGTACCTTCTACAAGATTTTTAATATTGTAGTTGGCGAATTCATCTTTAGAAGAAATAATGTAGTCAACGTCTTCATAGTTAACATAGCCCGCAGTTCTAATATATTCTTTCTGAGATGCTAGTACTGGGAACGGCTCGTGTGTATAGTCGTCAGGTTTTAAGTAAACTTGATCCTGAGTAATTCTATAAACAAAATCGTTCACTCCAAACGGAACTGCATTTACTAATTCAATTGGCTGTGGGTTAATTAAGAATTTTTCTTCATTAAGAATATATTCTACTTCCTCGTAGCCACCGCTGGCACCGTATTGTCCTAAGCGAATTGCCCACTCTTCAAAGAATTCTAAACTATCTGTGTTTGCATAGTTTAGTGCGTCAAACAATTTAGATAAACTGTTTTGTGTACCCTTTTCTTGAATCATACCTTGATAGAACTTGTACTGACTTACATCATCATTAATAATATTCTCAAGGTATTGGCGCTTTTGATAGCCGATTAAATGTTGAGCAAACTTTTGTTGGTCAACATCAAAACTATCTGTATCTAAATCATAAAAATCTTCAAACTGTGTAGCACGATAATCCCAGTTAGGAATTAATTTACTTTGTGGTCTTCCATCTAGTCTGTACCAATTATTGTCGTCAAACAATTCTGTACCTGGAACATTTGTTCTGGCACTATAATAAAATTCTTTGTATTTTACAGTTTCACCTAAGGCATAGTCTTTCCATGCTGTCCATTCTGAAACAACTGCACGGTCGTAGACAAACCCTGGAATACTAAAGTCGCCTGTCCAGTCGCTAATTTTATATCCAACTACTTTAATACGTTCTTGTCTATAGCCCTGTACTTGATCGTAGATAATGTCATTAAAAATTGTAGTGTCATCTAAAATTAAAACGTGTTCTTTTTGTACAAGATTCAATGTAGCATGATATAAACCGTCTGCTGTATTTTTTGGTCGCAGACTAAAACTATTATTTTCACGAATGCTATTAGTAAAACTTGGTTCTAATTCTACGCCGTCTTGTTTGAATAGGCTATATTCATAGAAAGGATCGTAAATGCTGTCAACTACAGCATAATCTTGTCTGTAAATCAATTCTTCTGCGGCAGGACTTACAGTAATAATCGAACCTTCGGCCCAGTTTTGTGTAGTCCAAAACGCAAACTCTTTGGCACTGGTTTGCCAGTCTGTGACTGTTTTTAAATTAGGATTAAAATATTCAAATGTGAAACCTGCATCTGTTAGATATTTTCCGTAACCTAATAAGAAATCAACGACTTCTTGTACTGTTCTTAATTCTGCGCCGTAGTGTAATGTGCTTACAGATTTTTCAAAATTTCTTCTTATTACAATCTGACGTCCGCCAACAATTGGTAGATATGGCAGTTTAACAAAATACTTTGATTCAAATGCCGTAGTACTTGTATGCGCTACAGTAACTCTAAAATAGTTTTGATCTGTCTTAACAATTTGACCTTTGCTGTAGAATTTATTTGAATTCCAGTCAATATAAGTTTCAGAGATTCCGCCCACATTGATTATCGGGTCCGATACTGTATCCAGAGCTTTTTTATACTTAAATTCTGGTATAGATTTATCGTAACCTTTAATAACAAAGCCGCTGGTTGTTTTTTCAATAATTACACCGCTATAGTTAATAGTAGTAACTGGTGTGCTAGAGTTTAAAATAATGTTATAGTTTTCCTGAGGAATGAATACATTGCCTTCATTCAAAGGACTACGACTATCTAAAATTAATTTAAATTTTTCTTTAGTAGTAAAGCCGGCTAATTTGCTGGAAATTTTTACTTGTAAAGAAGTTAAGTCTGATTTAAAATTGTCAAGTATTGCAAACGATTTGCTAATACCATAGTCTGACAAATAGTTTACTAGTCCGCTGGTAAACACTCTTGTGCTGTCTTTAACAGTACTTGGGAATACCATATTTGTGGTATTAAATCTCAAGTTACCTGTAGGAAGTTTATAAACAATTTGTCCTGTTTGATCTCTGTACTGGCGAATTCTATCAAATCCTAAAGCAAACATTTTTGCAGGACGTAATAGAGTAAGTGCAGTAATTAAAGAAAATGCGTAATGACTGCTACGTCTCCACGCTGTTTCAATAGGTGTTTGATCGCCAAAAGTGAATTCTTTTTCTGTAAAGACTGAAACAAAATCTGAAACTAGTCCAACAGTTAGTGGGTCAATTAATTCTCCTGACGCATTAACAGGTACATATTTTAACAATTCAGGTCTAGCATATAAACTGTTTCGTGTTGGTAACTGACCCGGAGCTCTTACAAGGCCTTCTGCTAGGTCATTCCATAGTAATAAATTATCTTTAGTATAAGGTGCTGGACCGTAGGTAGTCTCCCACCATTTTGGTTTAATACTGAATCCTAACATCTCCCATGGATGTGTGTGCGGACGATCTGTATCGTAGAAATATTTGTATATTCCTCTCCAGAAACCTGGCAACGGATTTCCTTGCGGGTCAGCAAATGACTTATAGTTATAAGTAAACGGCTCGTTTCTATCAAAGAAACTGTGTTTAGTATAATCGTCGTTGATTAAACTAGTCCAGTTTAAGAACTCTTGTCTTAGTGTAGAATTCAATTCGTCAACAGTAATATCGGCATTTCTAAAATATCCAGTCATTAATGTATCAAGATTAAACAATTCTGGATTGTAACGAATTTTAATATTATTATAGATACGTGTTTCTAATTCTAGTAATAACTCGTCTCTAAATTCATTTGGCTCATCTGGTTTTGAAAATGCAACAGTAATACTACCGTCGTGACCTTGTATAACTTTTGTAGGAGTAACATAAGTGTTATCGACAAAAATCTTTGGTTCAAACAATGGATACAATCCTAACTTAGTAGGAGTCGGTGGAACACAACAGCCCGCAGTTTGATCGTATTGATAAATTTTTAATATATCGCCAGTTTGTATTGCAGATAATATTCTAACAAAACTTGTATTGACGAAAATGTAATCTCTGCCGTGCAGTAAAAGATCATCGTTGACATATACCATTACTGCTTTAGAACTTGCTTCGTCTAAATTAAAATCGAATGTCAGTGGATAATCAGTGAAGGAATTATCAATAACTTCTTGTTCATAGACAAAATTAACTCCAAACGGAACCATGTCGCTTAGATAAAATGGAGACTCGACTGTTTTATCTTTGGTTACTTCTTTAAGCACCAAATCTAAATGTGTACGAGTTATACCATCGTAACCATATGTAGTTGCAGTTCTAATTAAATTACGTTTGAATTTAGAATATTCGTCTCTGGCATAACGCAAACTCTTAATAATGTTAACGTTTTTATTTGTAAAACTATACATGATTGGTGCTAAAGGTCCAGAATGCTGAACTATCTGTGTACCATATCCTGATATGTTTCCTAGGTCGCGCAGATTACTAATGGCTGGAATGTTACCTTCAAACTTAACAAAATTTTCTGAAATAGTTTTTAAATGATTAGAAATTTGACCTAAGGTCAAATCTTCTAAACTTAAATTTTGCGGGTTGCTTTCAAGATTACTTGGGAATT